CCGGGCTTTTGATTTTACCGTTTGACTTTACGGCGGGTATTGGTTTTGCTTTTGTCATTTGAATCTCCTTTTTTATGTGATTTTACCGTATAAACTTCCGTCGCGCTTTCCGACAGCCGATTTTCAGCCACCAAAAAACGCAAACGATTAAAGACTTGGCTGTGCGAATACGGCGGCGTGAACGATTGCCCTATCTGCCGTAATGACGGATAATAGCCTAACTCGCGTTTCATCGTTTCCACACGCTCCACGAGCGCTCTGTCGAACTCTATAAGTTGGCCACGGCTTCCGCGTCGTCTCATTTATTAACCTCTTTATACCGTACCGGCCGCCCCCGGCGCAGCACGGGTTTTCTATTATACGTTTTATAAAGATATAAATTTGTCTTTTGATTATTCAACACATTTCCGTCCAGATGCCCAACGTCCGAGTGTTCAGGAACGCGCCGCATTATCAGGCGCGACAGTTTCAACATTTTAGTCTTACTCTTGCCGCCGCCCCACGTTTCCGCCGCGATGGCGGCCGTCTCCCCGTCTTTCACTACCACGCGCCATTTATATTCTTGTACGCGCGGCCAATCTTCTGCATCAATTATTACAGTTTGATTTCCAACCTTTCGGCTAGGTACGGTAAAAACTTTAATCGCTTTCATGTTGAAACCATACCGACACACGGGCGCGTTGTCAAGCATTTTAATTGAATATAATAAAAAATAACTTAAATTATTACCCGTTCCTGGGCGTCCGGGCACGCCAAACGTCCGGGCACTACACAGCAAAAAAGGCGTTTTTTCGACGATATTTTCAATCATAAAAATTTTTTCCGCGATGAAAAAAACAGCCTAAAATCAAAAAATATCGATTTTCAGCCCAAAAAAAATACTGCCCGGACGCCTCGCGCAGAATAAAAAAACACAAAAACCCCATAAAAATGGACTTTTTTGCATTCTATACCCGTCCGTCCGTCCTCTCAGTATACAGTGAAAAGTTATAAATAATTTAATGACTACCACCGCGCGGTGAAAATAATAATAGCGTACCGGGGAAGAGTGCCAAACGGTCAAGGACGGACGGACGCCTGTGTGGAAGTATTCTAGGGGACGGAGGGGGGGGGGGACGCGAACCGACCGTATTAAAAAACACTTGACCAAATGACCGGTATGTGTCGTAAAAGACGCATGGAGACAATAAAATTATCTATTTCAGTCATGGCGCACCCCTCCCGCGCGCAATTTTTCCCGTATTTGTGCGAAAAACTCAATATTCCGTTAACGCAATTCAGTATTGACCAGAAAAATGACCTTGTTGCAAACAGCCGGGCGGCGTGGATGCTCCACGATCCGGCGGCCACGCACCACGTTGTAATTCAGGATGACAGTATCGTGTGTGACCGGTTCCGGGAGCGCGCGGAGGCTTTCATCGCCGATCAGGAACGCAAGCGCGAACAGGACGGCCGCCCGGCTCAGGGGTATAATTTCTTTTTGCAGAAAGACCGCAACAATTCGCCCATTTGGCCGAAAGATGGCGTTTATACTGATAACGTGACGCGCGGCGGCGTGGCGATATGTTTACCCGTGGCGCACATAGCGCCCATGCTGCGGGAATACGATCGCCAAAAGTCAAAGCATGACGATGATCGTATCTCGGAGTATGTGAAACGAAACGGGATGAAAATGCTTTTTCCCGTTCCTTCCCTTATCGGCCACCGTAGCGATATCGCATCGATTGCGGGCAACGCCCCCGGTGCGGGCGTATGGAAATTCATCGACGGCCCCGAGCCGGTAACGATACCGAAGATTATTCATCAATTATGGGTGGGGCCGCTCCCTCCGCCGCTGAAATGGATGGATACGTGGCGGGAAAAACACCCGCAATGGGAATATCGCCTATGGGGAAACGATGAGGTTTTTGGCGTATGTTGGGAGAACCAAAAGCACCTGGATTATTTCAGACAGCGGAAAATATGGCATGGCGTATCCGACGTATGCACGTATGAAATATTATATTATAACGGCGGTTTCATGGTCGGCGCGGATTCTATTTGCCTCGCGCCGATTGATGAATTGTACTATAACGATTACGACGCTTATGGTGTGTATGAAAATGAAAAGGTGCGGCCCGGCCTTATTTCGCCGCTGCACGCGAGCGTAAAGGGTAGTTTGTTCGCGCGTGAACTGATCGATGGATTGAAGCGAAAAGCGACCGTGGGCGATCCATGGAAAACTACCGGGAATATGTACATGGGGGAAATGTACAAGCGGACGAAAGCGAAAGTAAAAATATTTCCGTCGTGGTATTTTAACCCCGAACACTTCACCGGGGAAAAGTACACCGGGACCGATAAGATTTACGCGCGCCAAATGTGGGGCACGACGAACCGGGGTTACGCCCAGGGCACCTACAAGTAAAGGCTTTATTTGGAAGCGTACGGAGAAAAGCTATGTCTAACAAAGCCACGCTAAAGCGCGGCGGCATAACCGCCGAAAAAGCAGCGATTCTTGGAAAAAAAGGGGGAATCGCGTCTGGAAAAGCTAAACGAGAAAAGAAGCTTATGTCCGCAATTCTCGCGGATTATCTTGCGCGACAGAAAGGATATGATTCGTTCGACAAGTATATAGATAGAGTTCTGAAACGCGGCGACAGTTCCACAGTATCAATGATAAAGACTTTTGCTGACGTGATTGAAGGCAGTAAAGTAAAAACCGAGACGGTCCTGACCATCAATACCGACGACGAAAACGTCCAACGGGTATTAAAAGAATTTGGCGTCACTAAATCAGAAACAGAAGATTGACCATGTAGCGCTTTTGCGCGCGTGGTTAGCCGAGCCCCACAAGTTCGGCCGTATGCTCGGTTACGATAAATTGTCGCCGCAGCATGGCGAATGGATAAAGCATTTTTATCAATATGCGAAATTTGGCGTTCTTCAAGCCCACCGGGGCAGCTATAAAACGACGTGTGGCATCGTCGGGATGGTGCTTTTGTTTTTGTGCAATCCGGCAATGCGTCTTTTGATCGTTCGTAAAAATCTGTCGCTCGCAAGCGACGTTTTGAAAACAATTCAACGGCATTTTGAAACGAACGACATATTGCGTCTGTATACGTTTTCACGCTGGAATATGACCGACGCGAAAACGACCGTATGGTCAAGCGAGCGAACGACGTTTGCATTTAAAAGGACGGTGACGCCGGAGCCGTCGATTACGGCGGTGGGCGTGGGTGCGTCGATCACGGGCGCGCACTTTGACTATATCTGGCCGGACGATATTGTAACCATTGAGGACCGATACAGCCCGGCGGCGCGCGAATGGGCAAAGGCGTATTTCCGGGAATTGAACAATTTGATTGACCCGCTTGGACAGACGCGGCTTTCCGGTACGCCCTGGCATGAACAGGACGTGTTTTCCACCATTGAAGAAAAGTATTTTGAGGGGCGGCGCTTTCCGGTCGGCACGGTGACAATGCCGGATGATGAATTGATTGAGATACGCGCGCGTAAAGATCGGTTGCCCTACGCGGAATGGTGTTGTAATTATGAGTTGCGGCACGTTCAGGACACGGACACACTTGGGGCGTTCGATACGGTGGATACATGGGATTGTCAATATTGCGTGGCGTTTATCGATCCGTCATTCAGCGATAAAACGGATACGGACGCGACGGCCGTTTCGGTTGTCGGCGTTAATAAGCGTGGTTGGATTTTGTTCACCGGTATGAAATTGCCGAAATCAATTTCGGATGAGGCGACGCGGATCACCATTCTAGATTTTTTCCAACGATTTACGCCGGTGGAAAGCGTGATTGAATCGCAGCTTGCGGACACGTCGATTTTCTTCATCGACGCTTTCCGGGCGAGCGAGCGCCGGTACACAATAAAGAATTTATGGACGGTCAAACGGCAGTACCGAAACAAGCATGAACGAATAGCGGCAACGGTGATAGCTAATAAGCCGGAAATGCGGTTGCTGGAAGGTACGCAAGCCGATTACGCGCTAGAGGTAGCGCGCTATTACAAAGGCGCGCCACACGACGACTGCCCGGATAGCCTGGCGGGCGCGATTGAACATTTGGCCACGTCGCCTATTGTAGCGGAATACGCGGCGGCGATAAAAATATTAAGGCGGTGAAATTATGCAGGTACGACTTGGCGCGCTCCCCGGTGAATATGAAAACGGTGAAACGTTTGGTGACGTGCTCGCGTGGAACCATTTCGGGACTGACACCATCCCGCCCCGCCCGGTATTGCGGATCGCGGCCGAACGCCTGGCGGGGAAATTCGTCAAAGAACGGATGAAAGCCTACATGACAAATGTGATGAGAAATCCGCGCGACGCGAAGCGCCTGGAAATTGTTTTGTTGCAAGATCTGGGGCGGCAAGCGGTTGCGGAGGCGAAAAGGATAATCGACGCGGGCGGGGAATTGCAACACAACGCACCCGCGACTGTTAAGAAGAAAGGGTTTGACAAACCGCTGTTCGAGGGCGGCGAACTACAAAAGAAATTGAGCTATGAGGTGGCGGAATGAAACAATCGAAGTATGTGCGGCCGATAACCGAACTTGCGATGATGACAAGCGCGCTTGAAAAACTATGCTTGCTGCCGCGCGATGAAGTCTTGCTCAATCAAAAGATGGTTGCGGAGATCAAGAACACACTGAGCGCGTCGAACATTGACGCGGTGATAACCGGCATTGTGAACGAGTACAACGACGCGCGGAACGTGCGCGACGTTCAAGCGGCGAGTGAAAACGCGCTTTTATACGCTTATGCCCTGCGCGAGCACAAACGATTGAAAAACGCAGGCGGTAGGGAATACGTTACCGAGATCGTCAACGCCGACCACCTGGCCGAATTACAGAAACAGGCGGGGCCTCCCGCGAGAGCGACGCGACGCGCTGAGGAAGCTTTTTCGTCCGCGTTCAATTCGGTCTATTCCAACGGCGCGGTGAAAATCAATACGCCGTCCGATCCGTCTACCCTATTATCATACATCGATTATACGCCCTATCGCGTGAATTATTCGGAATATTTATCTGTACCAACGCTTTCCGAAATGGTGGATCGTCCCATAGCAATGGCGATGAAAAATCCATTTACGGTAAAATCGAAAAACGAGCGATTTATAGAAGCGCTGGAAAACGTGTTTAAGAAAACGCAACTGCAAGCGGTGATTAAAGACATGCTATTTTATAGCACACTTTCGCCGCGCGGTTCCTTGCTTGTGCCGATCAAGCGCGGCGATACGGTGACGTTTAACGTGTTCAATGATACGCAATTCGCGTATGGCATGGGCGCGAGCTATGCGGGATTGACCGCGCCGTATAATCAAACGCGCGTGGGCGACTTATACTGTTTTGGCGCGAAATTGAAACATGGTGTAAGCGCGTTTTTTCTGTGTCCCGGTTTTGAACCGCTTTTCGGCGTGGGCATTAACCGGGTGCCGCAACTGCGGGCGGCGGCGGAGGCGTGGAATTTGTACGTGCACATTTTAAAAATCCTTCTTGTGCGCGCCCAGGTGATTGTTGAAAAAATGGAAGGTGATATCCAAACTGACACCATGCTTTCCGCGATGCGCGCGCAATTACAGCGGCTTTCGGAAACAATGGGCGTGTCAACGCCGATCGCCCAGGCGCGCGGGACGCAAATGGACATCTTGACGAACAATATCAGTGAGGGAACGGGAAACATTGCCGGGGTATTCCGGGATTATGTGGCGTCGGTGACGGGCCTGTCGCCTGAGTATTTTTTTGGCGGCGGGAATACGAATTACAGCCAGGCCGCTTTTCAAATTGCGGCGACTAATGAACACGTGCGCAGCCGGTTTCAAATCGGCATGATTGAACCGATGGCCCGCTTTGTTGTGAATACGTTCATTCGTAACGATACGGAAGTTGCGGCGTGTGGCGTGAGTGAAGACGCTTTTGATATTGATTTTGAAAGCATATACGACGAAACAGACCAGGAACGCGAAGACTTGAAAGCGAAGAGAACGGAAACGCTTATTAGACAATTTGAATATAAAGAATTAACACCAGCGTTCAAGCAGATCGGAGTTCTTGACGATGATATAACATTTCCCGAAGTCGAACCGCATAATGAAGGAAATAGTCTTGACAATGACGATCATACCGATACTAAATTGGTGAAACCGTTA